GGGTGAATGGAGTAATACCATCCATCGGCGTTTCCGAGACTATCAGCCCCCTAACCGTGGCAAATTTAAAGAGCGCCACGCGCTTGCTACTATCAACTATTCGCAAGGGCTCAATATCCCAGTCCCCGATTTTCCCCTGTGTAAAATTAAGCGTCAAGCCCTCTACGTGCCCCGCTGTTATCCCAGCCGCTACGATGTCGGTAACTTCCAGCAGGGAGGTTCTAACCTTATTCCCTGTGATGAGGGTTTGGTCGATGTCTTCAAGCTGGGCCAGCCCGAGCCTGTTTTCAACTCTGGTCTTTAGAGTGTCGGAGTGGCCTTTGGCGGCTGTCAGGGCGGCGGCAGCTTCTGCCGTTGCAAAGGCTTTCGCGGCGCTTTCGGCGGCGGCAGCTTCTGCCGTTGCAAAGGACTTCGCGGATGTTTCGGCGGCTGTGGCCACTCCATCGGCGTAGCCTTTGGCGGCACTTTCGGCTGATGCTATCCCTGCATCCACATCCTCCGGTGCGGGTGTCCAGTCGGTGGCGCGGTTGCCGAGTTCGAGCTTCCACTCTCTTGTTTGAATAGTTACGGGAGCCGCCGGCGTAGTTATAGCAATCGCCACCTGTATATCACGACTAAAATCTATTTGGCTATTCGTTATTGTACCCGTACCCGCAACTCTTACCCAATCACCACTAATATGTGAAATGGGGATATTAACGACATCCTGAACGTTGCCCCCGCTTGCGTTAAAAAACCGAACAAACATTGTACTGCCCGACGGAATAGTCCCACTTTCTAATCTAATCCACGCCGACAGTGTTATCTGGTCGCCTAACGCAAAATTAGACATAAAATAAGAGTTGAGAAAATGTCTTGATGAGTCTGCTGTGTTCGTTCTCGTCGCCATAACGCCACCGGGGTCATTCACTCTTATTAAATTGCCTCCCAGATTATGCCCCGGCCCTTTTAACGAACTATTAGGTATATGATTCCTGCCTCCCACCTGCACGGCATCCACATCCGCTTTAGTGGCTGCGTTGCCGCCTGTGACGGTTATTTGACCCTTGATGTTCAGCTGCCCGTTTTCATATTCCATGTACTGCCCGGCTTTTGTCAGGTCGCCAACAAGTAGTTTTCCGGTTAAAAAGCTGTTTTCTGAGTACACACCCCACCCCTCGGCATTGGCGATACCGTTAAGATTGCCGCTTTGGTAGTGCAGCGTATAATTTGCAGGATTGTCAGGGCTGTTCGTCCACGTACTCACACGGCTGTACGGGCTGCCTTGTTGGTCTAATACTGTGCGCTCAATCACCCCGCTGCCGGGCGTACCGTAGTCCAATATCATACTTCCTGCGTAAACCGTTTGCCCCGTTGCGCCGCCTGAGTTGACAGTTATTGTGTAGCGCTGAACATTATCGGTAGTGCTCACGTAACTTGCCACGGTGGCCCAGATGTTTTTAATCAATAAGCCACCACCCGAGCGGTCGAATAAGCGTAGCAAAAGCCTATCCCCCACGGCAAAAACCTGAAAGCCCGGAAAGCCCTCAAGTTCTTCAACGTAGATTGTTGAGGTCGCCCCGTTGGCGGTGGTTGCCCAGTTTTGGGCCAATTTAGCGACTGATTTTGTGAGCACATCACTACCCACAAGTGCCTGCGAAATGTCCGCTGTAAATGCCTTTGCCTGTAATTCGTCCGTGAAAATATGGCGAAAATCTGCCTGCCCCTGCGGCGTTACCCGCCAGCCTTGCATTTGTGACACGAAGTTGCTTGTGCCGACGTTGCCGCCAAATGTGGCGCCCTGTGCTACCGATAACTGTCCCCCTGCTGTTACTGCTCCGGTGGATAACCCTATGTCATTAATCAATGTTTGATTGGCACTATTGGCGTCGCCGTTTGGCCGGAAATAAAAAACCCCACCTCCTTCAGCGCTTGCAACGAATGATTTGTTATTGTTATCCCGTATTCGTATTGTCGGCAAATTGATATACCTTGTACCTCCGGATAAACTTACATCCCCACCAAAACTACCAGAGCCACCAAAACTACCTGAACCACCAATACCTAAATTACCGGCCCCGTTTAGTGTCATTGAAGCGCTGGGCGCATTAACGTCCAATAAAATAGGGGATGAAATGTACGCGCCAGTATTATAATCTGCAAGTTGAACTTGGAGGTTATTCCCATCTAATACCCATCGCGCAACATTCTCACTATCAGTCTGCCAAAATTCCACCCCGGGGGCCGTACCGCGAACTTTAGGTCTAACATTAAATTGCCAGCCCCCAGTAATAGTTGCCGCCTCCGCCTTCCGTGGGTAACTTGCAGCACTATAACCGCCCAAATTCGTCGCATTGTCAGCGAGCGGCTTATACGCATCTGTGTATATACGCTGGCCCCCTGCCTTCCAGATGCCGTTAACGTCGTACACAAGGCTGCTCACTTCGCTGCTGGTGTCCTTGTTGTATATCACCAGCCCACTGTCAACCGTGACCCCGTCCTGCCTCCTGTTTACCTGTATGCGGGCATCGTCAACCACAAGTTGCTGGGCCATCCATTGGTTTACTTGGCCCTCTATTACTAAGTTGCCTTTTACGTGCCAGTCCTGTACTGACAAATAACCGCTTTCGGGGTCTACCTTTATAACGTTTTCCAGCCACGACGGGGCAGGGGTGGAGCTGCCGCCGCCGCCCGCACTTGCCACAAGTGTAATACTTCCGGTCTGGGCAAATTTATAGTCTTCATTCCGCCCTTGTGCGGGCAGCATAATCCTGTCAAATATCATAATGATGCATTATCTGGTACAACTTCCAAAAATGTTACCGTACTTTCAGCTGCAAGGTAGTTAATTTCGATACTTTTCGCAACCAGCACGCAGTTACTCTCCCCCCTCTTGACAAGGGCGTGCTGATACCTGCTAAACGGGTGTATGTAGCGTCGAACGGTGCAAGTAAACAACCGCCTCGGAATCCTTTTGTTGGATAAGTAAGTCCGCAAAAGTAGCTTTTCAACGTCGTCAGTAACGCCGCCACGGGTGGCTCGAAGCAAGTTTACATAGCGGTTATTTGTTGCGTAATCGCTATCGCTGTATAGCCCGCCTACCCTCGTCATCAGGCCCCCACGGCTGGCTCCCTGCCTGTCGGTGCCGGAGGTCGTTTTAATCTCAAACGAATCAATCGCATTGGCATCTAAGCGGGCGATTATCTCCTCGTCTTGCACCTCCATTTCTGCCCAATTGCCAAACTCGTTGCGTGCCTGCATCACAAGCGACACGGCCCGAAAGCATACACCGTAAAACGTCGGGAGCCAGCGGGAGAAACGCATCGAAAAACTAAAGGGCCCGCCCTCGATGCTTGCGGCCCTGTACGGCGTACCTGCAATGTCGCTGTTGAGCGGCACGGTGAACCCTGCTATTGTCTGGGTGGAATAGCCTGCGTTTACTTCGCTGGAGTTAACCCATCGGTTCAAGTGCAACAACGTCGGGCTCCCAGTCTCCAAGGGTGGCTGCAATCTCACTGTTACGTGTGCCGCCGTATAAGTCCACGCTGTCAGGCTGTTAATGTACCTGTCGCCTATTTTATACTGAGCTTCAACATCTTCAAGACGCCCCGTGCCCACAATCGGTGTGCGATAGCTCGTCAGCTTTTCCATGCAATAATCAAATTGCAATGATGCACGACCCCTGCCGCTATACATCAACACGCCTGTATCTATTTTAAATGCAGGCTGCACCGCGGGGTTGCCGACTTCCCCAAGGCGCAAAAATGAATCAATAAGTTTGCCCGTTTCATTGTCGTAAACCAGTACAAAGTCGTAAGCCGGAACCCCCGTCATATCGTAACCCACACAAGTGGAGTAACGCCGCTCGGTGTATTCTTTGCCCTCGGGGTCGGTCATCGTGTGGGTTGAAAAGCTGCCGCCCACGGTGTCCTCGGTGATGGGGAACGATACCTTATCATATTTGTATTTGTTAAACTTTACCGTTGCCCTGTTAAGTGCCTTTTCATAGGCTATCGTTGACTCGTCCAGTACCCAATCGAGCAGTATAGGACTGGGAAGCCCACTCGACCCGCCAGAGGTCCCCGCCATTGTCTTGCTCTTTTGCACGCCTCCCGCCCCCATCGTGTGAGTGTCACGTAAATATACAGTATTCCCGTAAGCGAAAACACCTAAATCTAAGGGCGTTAAGATACTTTCCAGCACTTCCCGCCAGCTCATTACCACGCCTTTTTCGTCCACAAAGTTATCCGGCTTTGCGTATATTTTATTTAAGCACGTCTCGAGCGTCCCCTCGCCCGGCATCGTCGTGCCTGTTGCTACTGTGATTGTCGCATAGGGCAAGCCCGTGGCAACGACGGCAGCGTGTACAAGGTCGTACAGGCTGGTCAATACAGAGGGGCCGTTATACGCAATCCTGTCGAGCAGGGCAAATCCATTATTTCCGGTTATTGTCACCTCGTAGTTGACAGCATCGGTCCACTCATCACTGTACTGTTCGCTATCCATCCACCCCAAAAAATCAGGGTTGCCGTTGCGCAGTAGCTTTATCTGCACCTCCTGCGGATTGGTCGTGTAAAGTTTGTTTAAAAAATACAGCTTCGTTGGGGACAAAAAAGAAATTTCAATCCCCGTGCCACTTACAGGCTCCTTGTCGAGCAAATAAATTTCCGGGTAGGTAACGATGCAATTAGTTACACGCAACTCCTCCGCTACGTTAACGGCATTTGTGAGTAATTCCAGTCGGCAGGGAGAGCCGTTGAAGTCCGTCCATTCTGCAAAGTATTTAACAGTAAAAGCCATTACCTGTAAGATTTAATTGTCCTGTTGTAATTATCCTGTGTGCCTACCAAATCTTTACCCCTTATCCGGAAAGTAACATTCCCACCGCCTCCGCCCTGGTTAACCATTTTGAAAAGGTTAGCCTGCTGCGCTCTGTTAAGTATCATTTCCCCGCTGTTTACCCTGGCGAGTGTTTGGTCCCCGAAAAAAGACGTGCCCCCAACGATGCCACCCGTGGCGAACTTTTGCATATTTGCCAGCGCAGCCACTACGGCAGCGACTCCCGCAGCGATAGCCAGCAGGTTGAAAGGGAAAGGCATCCCAGCCCCGGACTTTGTGGCCCCGGCAATAGCGGCACTACTGTCGGCTGCGGCTTTGGTGCTTGAACTCGCAGCCTCCGCTGTATTGGATGCGACAGCAGCGGCGGCAGCGGCTTCCTGTGCGGCGCTTACCATCTGGATAACTTCGACCAAAGATAGGAACTTGGTAATAACGTCGGATATTGCACTGGCCCCTGTCGTGCCCATATTTTCAAGCGCGCCACCAATATCGCTAATGCTACGGCTTGCATCGCTTAGCGATATCTCAATACTTGCACCTGCTCCGGTAGCCGCCCCCCCCAAATTATCAAAAGCTCCTGTTAATTTATCAATCTCATTTTTTTGCGCTTCTATTGCGGCAGCGAACTCCTCTCGTGCTACCGACGTGGTGGCCATTTCGTAAGCCTCTTGTAACTCCCGCAACTTCGCCTTAGCCTCTGCAATGGACCCGGCCGGAATCATTTCTTTAGCCGCTTCGTTTACGCCTTCAACTTTCTCTTTAAGCGTTTGAGCCTGCTCGGTGAGCCTAATCATTTTCATATTTTGGCGCTCCATTATTCCAACACGCTCGGCCTCAAGGTTCGCCATTTCTTCAAGGTCGGCAATAGAGGTGGGGCTCATAGCCATCTCTTTAGCCTTAATCCGGATGCGCCTGTCGATAAGGTCCAGCTCTCTCTGCCCTATTTCCTCCGTTTTTTTGACTGCCTCATCCAGCATTGCGAGGCGCTCCTCCTCAGAATACTTGTCCCTTTTTCGACTTTCTAATCTCAACTTAGATACATCGTTTTCCAGTCGTTTGATTGCCACGCGGGCCTCCCTCTCGGCATCCCCCAGCGCGTTGATAGCGATGCCCTGCTGCACACCGTCGTTAAAGCCTTTGGCAACATCCTGCCCTATCTTTTTGAAGCCCGCAACTACGGCAGCTTGCTGGCTCTTGTCCAGCCCTGTAATCATTTGCAAGCTGTTTTCCTTGCTCTTTGCGATGCCTGCCCTCACCCCCTCCATTGCAGCCTCGGCGGCGGCTTCGGCCTCGGCTTTAGCATCACCTCGCGAAAACATCGCTTTTATATTGTTGCCCACCACGGCAAAAGCATTGGTAGCCACATCCGCAAGGCCCGCGATAAATTCCCCCGCAGCCTCAAGTCTGTTGAATAGATTATTTTTTATAGCATCCACGAAGCTGTTTAATGCGGCCTTGGGGTTATTCCATACATCCACAAGCCACGCTCCCAATTTTTCAAGGTAGCCACTAAACACCCCTACCACGCCTTTTGCGGCCTCCATTGCAACGGTCAACTTCTTTTGCCCCTCCTCACTTTTTGTAAAGTAGGTGACAAGCGAACCGAGCGCAATAACCAGCACCCCGATACCAGTTGAAGCGATTGCCACCTTTAGGCCCTTCATCCCCTTCGTCGCTTTAAGGGCACCGCTATACATCCCACTAAAGGCAGAAAAAGCGCCCCCGGTTATGCGGTCGAGGAAGCCGCCGATATTTCCGGCCGCACTCTTAATGCTGTCGCTCATCCCCTTGCCAAGCTGCTGCGCCTGTCGCTTTGCCCTGCTTACGCCCTTCTCGTAGTCCTTAGTGTCCAGTCCAAGCCACGCCCGTATGTTAAAGCCTTTACCTGCCATGTCAGTTTAATTTTAGCCCTCGTTTTTTTACCAGTTCTTCAAATTCTGCCCTACTCATCACTCTATCGTCCTTCCGTTTTTTCGCATCCCACGGCATCGGGATAACGTCGTTTATCTTTTTTGCTCCTTTCAAGTAAGGTGATACCGCATAGTAAGCCACCATCCTCGCCCTATCCCACGCCGGCCGCTGCCTGACCTCCATCGCCTCGACCAGCCCGGCCGCATCCGTCACCGTGCACTCCCACTTTAGAAAATCAACAGCCAGCCCCCCACTAAGGAGGCTATAATAAATATCAGAAAAGCGCACCCCCTCCGCCGTGTCGCTGTCAGGTTCTTTATCTGTTCTACTTTTTTTTTATCCACAAAATCGCTCAACACTTTTTGCAAGTCATTTTGGTACGGCAGCAATTCCACAAATCGCTCGAAGGTGTAATCAAAAGACTTGTTGCACCCCGCAAGCAAGGCGTAGAAGTAATATAGTTGCCCCTCAAGTGTTGCGGGAAGGTCGCTTATACTGCCGTACTTTTTCTCTATAAGCAGCAGGGGGTAAAGGTTTTCGCTTGCGATAATGTACTTCTTGCCGTCAAATGTTACGTTTATCTTTTCCATTGTTCTGTTTGTTTAAGGAGGGGCGGGTAGTTAGCCCGCCCCTGTTAATTAAGCGCCTTCGGTTTTGGTCCTTTTGAGTTCGCCAGTCCCTTGTAAAGATACTGAAAAACTCACGTTTTCTCCCTTTGGTGCTGACAAAGGAAGCCCGGTGATAATTGCATCACCCGACAGTTGCCAAGTATTTGACGCGTCCTGCTCGTAATCAACAGTCACAGCCACAGGCGTGCCAGCCACAAGCGCATCGTACAGCTCATCGTAACCGTTTGCACCGCCGAAGTTGACGAAGTTTTCAGAACTCATCGACCAGGTAATAGTACCAGCGGCGAATGAATCCCAAATACCCGTGTCCTTGTTGGAGGTGTTACGGGTGGCCCGTGTGAGCTCTACGCTGCACGAGCTTGACGCACCTATCGGGGTGCCGTCGATGGATAACAATAAGTTTACTCCATCCAAAATCTCATTTGTAAATGCCATAATTTCAAATATTTAGTTAACGAAATTCAAAAATTAAGCTCTGCCCAAAAAAGCCGGGCGGGTCTGCCAGTTCCGAGGCGCTACTAAGGTAGCTATCCTGCAAGCGCACCCCTGCAAAAGTGCCGTTTTTGTGCTCCAAAGCCTCCCGGGCAGCCATTGCGAGGCCGATAACCTCGGCATAACTTGTGCCCCATATATCTATCGTTACGGTCACGGAATCCTTCCTTCCATCTTTAGCAAGCGCAGGACTTATTGACGTGCGCCCGTAAACAAGGTTCGGAAAGGGTACCTCCTCATCCGACGTAATCATAACCGGAAATATACGCCCGCCCAAAGATTCCATCCCGGGGGCGTTGCGTAATAAGTAGTCAACTGCAAGGCCTATGTTTAGCATATCAATATTTCTTTTTCATAAATTTCTCCATCTCCTCCTCAAATGCTTGCTGCAGTGTCACGGGGATGCTGCTGATATTTTTCCGTACTGCATTATCGAAAAAACCGCTTTCCTGTACTGCGCCTCTGTTCGCTCCCTTTCCCGTAGTTCGTACATCCGTGCCGCTGTTGACAAAGTGAAAGTGAGGCCCTTTATTTTTCCCCTTCGTCCGTGCGCCTATTGCAGCATAGGCGGTGCCGGGCTTAATGCTTATTATCGTGCCTAAGCTGCGCCGCAGGTTGCCCGTCTTGTTGCCCCCTGCCGCGTCAAGGTTCGCCCGTGCATCTTTGATGGTCTGGGTAAACGTGCGACGCAGGGTGCCACGCAGCACGCTCTTGCCCTCCTTCGTGCTCATCAGTAGGGCATCGAACTGCTTCTGAATATCGGCCAGCCCCAACACTTTTACATCAGGCTTCATACGTTAACCCTCCTACAGTTAAGTGTTTTTGTCCTATCGTCGTAGCTGGGTGGAATCATATCAATATAGTAAGTGCCGCCTCTCCATACAACCCTATCCCGCTCGGTTACATCTACGTGCCCCCACACCTGCACTTTTATGTTTTGCGTGTTGCTCACCTCGTCCTGTTGCACAACCTGTGCGCCGCTGTCAACCGTAACCTGTGCCCGCACGGTGGCGACTGCCCCCCACGTTTCGACAAGCTCACCGAAGCCGTTGCGCTCGGTTGTACGTCGCTGCACCTCTATTGTATGCCTCATCCCGCCTACTCTCATCTCACCAAAATTTTCGTTTGTAAGGGCGAACCAGCGCATCAATAACGCCCATCTGTGCCACGCTTGCGCCAATCACCTGGTCGGTGCGCTCGGTGTCGTACAAGGCGGCTGCTTTCATAAGAATAGCGTGCTTCAGCGGTTCGGGGATGTTTTCGCCGTAGCCGCTTGTAATGACTAAGGTATCGGCATCGCTCTCTACTTTTACCCCTTCCCACATCTTTGTTGCGGCAACAACAGTCTCAACTCCGCCCTTGGTACCGGTAACAGACACGACCGGGGCGTAAGGATAAAATGCCACCTCCCCATTGTGCTCTACGGTGCGCTCTACCTTAGCAATGTCAGCGTTTATAATGTCCGAAATCGCAACGGTAGCAACCGCCAAAAGGTCGGTAAGTAGCGCGTCGTCACCTGTATACTCCGCCTCGATGTTAAGCTGCTTTTTTAGTCTCTCGATTGTCATAGGTTAAAAAAATAAGGGGCGGGCAGTGACCCGCCCCGTGGCAACAAACAGAAAACACGCAATTAGCCAGCAGGCTCAGAAGAATCCAGGTCCGGGGTCTTGCTGAACGCGTAGGGGTTTTTCAGGGCCACATCCGCAAGTTTGTTGAAGGTCAAAACAATCTGCCCTTTAGCGGCCAAAGTGTACTTATCGACAATTAACTCACTCATACCGTAGTCGGCTACGTGGATAAACGATGGGTCGCCATACAGTACGTACTTCTCGGCTTCGGGGTCTTCAAACAAAGAGGAAAAGAAGAAATCTTCCCCGTCGCTTGTCAGGCCCCTGTCGGCTTCGAGCAACTTGGCAAGGAAAATTCCCGAACCCGCATCTACGGGCACTCCGGCAGCTTCGAAGAAAGTGGCACGGGGAGCAAAGAAAGCCCCATCCATCTCAATCTCGGCACCAGCACGCAAGGCATCAAAGCCTGTTTTGGTGATAGCTCCGGCGGCGGTGGCTTGTGCTCCTGCCAAAATTTTGGCGTACACCTCTTTGGTGATAGCCCGGTCGGCGGCCTTGTTGAGGTCGTCAACAATCGCGCGGAAATAGTCTTCAGATGTACTCGCCAGAGTCTCCAAGGTCAAAACCTTTTGAGCCGAAAATCTGCGGGGCTTCACGAGGGTCCCGGTGGGGGTTACCGTGTCCTTAGTCACGCTTGCCAGCTCTGCCAGCTTTTCGCCAATAATCGGGGACTGGTAAGGCAGCTCATACGTGCCTTGTGCACCGGACCTCAATTCAACCCCCATACGTGCCCACAGCGGCTCCTTACCAAGGGTTGATAACTCTGCTACCCCTTTAGGGATTACACGTGCCATGGCGGTAGTATCACCATCGGCAGCAGCACGGGTGATAGCTATCTCGGCCATCCCCTTCTCCAACAACCTGTCACGGGCAACAAGTAAACTCGGCCGCCCGGGTACTGCGGGGTTCGCCCCGCTTCTTTTCACTTCCATCTTTTTCGTTTTTTTGGTTAAACTTCTTTCAGCCTCTACGGGGGCCGGCTCGTCCTCCTCCTTAACCTCTTCCTCGGTCTCGGTGGTTTCTTCTTCGGGGGCTTCCTCGGTGGTCTCCTCCCTTGTTTCCTCGGTGGTTTCCTCTGGGGTCTCCTCCCTTACTTCTTCTTTGGCAGGCTCCTCACGGGTGGCCTCTTTTTTTTCCTCACTCATAAATTCACGGATTATATTAGTATTAGGATAAGCGGCATTATCGACTATCGACACATCCCGCAAAAGTGATATTTTTTTGATGGTGCGAACCATACCCTCGCCCTCGTCCGCATCGGACCAGTCAGTAACCAGCCCGATGAAAGAGCACTCGAATAGGTCGCCGCGCTTTACCAACTCAATAGCATCTCTGTGCAGCTGAGTGTTGCCCAACGTAATCGTAGCAAGTAGTCCGTACTCGTCAATCTTTAAGGTCAGGGTACCGGCCTTCGTGCGACCAAGTATCTTGGTTTTATCATGGAAGAGGGTAGCAACCACGTTGCTCAAATCTGCCCCATCGAGGGCACCCGTTAGTATGCGCTCCCGGAACGCCACACCATCCTCCCACAGTTCCCTGCTCAACTGGTCGAACACAATAGCGTAGAAACTCAAATACGCCTGTTCGCCCGCTTCCCTTATTATTATTTTATTGTCCATTTCGCACTACGTTTAATTCTCTTAATATGCTCCTAACCGCATCCAAATCGTTATCGCTCAACGCCTTGTCAACAACAGGGCTGTCTTTCTTCAGCTGTGAAAACTCGTTGTACCTTTCGAGCGGTATGTACTGCGCCTGCGTGAAGTGATACTTTCCAAACTCGGTATCAACACCCTCGAACCCAAGGCGACGATTTGCTTGGTCGGGGGTCATTAAACCATTATTTACTGCGGTCTTAAAGGCGTTAATCTTACCTGTAAAAGTGGCTTCAAGTAGCACGTCCAAATCGAACTCTACGTGTACGCCCTTCTGCCGCTCCGCAGGTGTGAGCATTTTGAACTCCAATTCGTGCCTATAGGCGTTAGCGATGTTCGCAATGGTCCCACCAACAAACACGGCGGTCTGCTCCTCCACATTCTGCTGGCTGTCGTTGTTTGATAGCATCCAGTTCGGAATTTGATATACGCTTGTAATGGTGTCACGGGTAAACTCGAGCGTTTGGATTAACTCGGCATCGGCAAAATGTACAGCAAGCGGTGTGATTTTCTCACCAAGGGGCAGGTGTATAGTACCCCCGGCGTTTTCAGGTCCCGCGTAAGTATCGGCAAATTGCTTCCGGTCAGCCACGACCTGCTGATAAGTAGCTCCGCTGGGCACGGTCTTTTCAATCGCATAACGCTGCATCGCCCCGTTTCGATAAAAGGCCGATACGGTGGAGGTCGCGTTTTGCATCAGTTGATGCGTAGCAAATGCCGCAGACAAGGGCGACAATCCAAAAACGCCGTCAGCGCTTACCCCTCGAAAGTGCAACAAGTTTCGAGCGCTCACCTGCCTGCTCCTATCACGGCGGCGGTCGTTGGGGTCGCCAATCGGTTGTATTTCGTAGGTAAGGCCGCTTTTGTCAATGTAGTAGTTAACCACTTCGCGGGCAGGGATGTACTCCAGCTTATTCCCCCGACGCTCAAAAAAAGAGTTGCCGTAGGCATTGCGGTCCCACTCGGAGGTTGAGCGGGCAGTTTGCGGGTTCATCCAATTAGACGGGGCGTAATTCCACAGGTCGGAAATAGGGTGCGGGATTGTTTTGCCATTGGCATCCTTTACCATAACGGGCACCCGCGAAAAGTAATCCGAAAGGATTTTTATACACGTATAAAGTACTGTGGTGTTGTCGGCGTTTACAGGTGCGTCTTTCCCGTCAATGCCGTAGCGCACGTGCGTCCCAGTTCCAGACAAGCCTCTAAGCGATACAAATAAATCCCATACGTTCATAACGAAAAACTATATATCCCCAAAGATATAACATTTTTCTATTATATAGCAAATATTTATATCACTCGTCCATAAAGTTGATTTCGTTATATTCCTGATTCATGTAAACAGCCAGCGCAACAACGGTGCTTATAACGCTGTCAATAGGATTCAGCTGGTCATCCTTAGCTATCCGGATGAGGTTTGAAGTCTTTGAAAATTGCAATCGGGCGTTAGCGTTGCAATACCTTAGCACCGGGTTCTGCCCCAGCTCTATTTTTTTATTGAGAACCAGGTATTCAAAGTACTTTGACGGTGGACTCATCACTGTCATACTTTGCGGCACGGGGACAATCGGAATGTGTGACAGTTCTAAATTGCCTTTCAGTTTCGCCTGTAATTCGTGTGCTGAAAAGGGGTCATACCCCAGCACCTGCACATCGTAGTTTTTGAAAAAGGCCAACAGCCTGTTATACACATCGTCGTAGTCGATGCGGTCGGGGTGCTCGATTATGTAGCCCTGTTCAATCCAGTCCGATAAGTCTACCCCATTAGCCCGGACTCGTTTATCCGGCCGACTTCCCGGAAAGAAGTGCAAGGGGATTACGTGGAGGGCCTTTGTCTTGGGGTGCTCAACAAGGGCGGTGGCCGCCGTAAGGTCAACGCTATTCGACAGGTCCAGCCCTATCCAGCATCTGCCACCTATCAACTCAACTTCATCAAACGGGTTGCAGCACAATACAAAATCGTCGTCTGCGATGTACGGGTCGACGGCATCCGCTTGAAAGATATTACAGTTCTTAACTAAAAAGTGCTTCCAGCTTGAGGGCAGCAATTTGGCTTTATCCCGCATCTGTTCAAGGCGCTCAATAGGCACGGCAACACCAAGGCCCGGGTTCGCCTTTTCAAGTACGGCCACGTCGCCCATCGCCTCCTCCTCGCTGTCAAGTTCGTAGATTGCATAAAACGTATGGTCGTCCTCCACCTTCCCATCCAGCACCTTCTTCCCCAGCTCTACCTGTGTGTGTAACGGAAAGCCTACCGTTAAAAAACCCGCAGTTGTAACTGTTAAAAAGAGGGGGTTGTGGCGTGCACCCATCCCGGTGATAACGACCTCTTTCAGCTTGTCGGTGACAAAGGCGTGCGCCTCGTCGTACAAGCAAAACGACGGGTTACTTCCATCGGCCCGCTCTGCCTGCTGTTCAGATAGCTGTGCCAGCGTGTGCAGGCTCTCGCCGTCGTCGTAGCGCAATTCGTCGCGGTAGCTCTTAACTCTACTTTTCAGGGCCGGACTATTTCGGATAATCAGCTTAGCATAGTCCATCAGCTGCTGCGCCTGCTTTTGCACCGTGGCAGCACCAAACGACTGGCTTTGCATCCCCCCGTATTTGGTCAAAAAGATTAAGGCAAGGGCGGCCCCGAACATCGTTTTACCGGACTTCCGGGACACGAAAACGAGGGCCTCGTTAAATAGCCGCTTCCCGTTTTCGGGGTCAATGGTCCCGAACAGGTTGAGTAAAATCCAGCATTGCCACGGCGCAGGAAGGAACTGAGTCGGCCTGTCTTTGACCGGGATATACATATAATAAAACAAAGCAGCTACCCGGCGCAGTTCTGCCTCCGAATAGCTGTACTTATTGCGTAGTTCTTTACCACGCTTAACCGCCTTTTTTATGTAACCACAAGCCACAACCCTCCCAGATTCCACCCCTTTCTCGTAATCAAAGGCGCGGGTGACCACCTCACTCTGGAAGGCGGCAATATCCTTTATAAGTCGTAGCGGTCTCAAATGTCGTCAAATCCATCGTCCTGTGCTTTCGCTTCGGTCTTTGCGCTCTTGGGCGACAGTTTCAGCATATCAGCGTAAAAGCGCATCTCACGCAACAGAGAGATTTGAAAATCAACAGCGGGGTTCTTCTTGTTTCCCCTTGTGCTTTTGATTATGATACCATCATTGATAATGCTTTCCCTCGCTATCTCTATCAACTCAATAATTTCAAATAGCTTGTTCACGACAATATCAAAGCGCTTTTCCCACAGCCCTTGCTCTTTGAGCTGCTTTACAAGTTGCGTTTTTGTCAATCCCTTTACCCGTGCCGGGCTTGCTGGTTTACGTCCCATAGGTGCTGCCTATTTTTTGTAACAAAATTCGATTTTTCGTGCGGAAGAGAGGGCGGTGTGGTTTACGTGCTTACCCCTCCTCACTAAAATCATCCCCCCATCCCTTCGGTTTGAGTCGCTGCCGCTTTCCTCTCGACGAACGACACGACACTCCTGTGGTGCCCTTTGCTCTCTGCATACTTTAGGGCCTCTGTTTTGTCGGTGAACAATCCCAGGTACACGCATTCGCCCTTTCTCTGTGCATACACATCCCAAGCCGTGGCATCAGTTACTGCCTTGGGGGTCTTGGCTTTCGCCTTACTTTGTTTCTTTGCCATCGCTTTCTCTTTTTAAGTAATAAACACATTTAACTCTCCTCACATTACAATTAGGTTGCGGTGTTGGGCCGTGGTGCCGGCTGGCGCAATCATACAGGTTATACTCCGCCCGTGTGCCATACCTGCATATCTCGCAGTCGGGGAATGATTCGGGAAGCATGGCTTTTGGCCGTCGTGCGCTTTTCATTGCTCAAAGTCTTCATATTTGTTTTTCAGCTCCTGCCCTCTGGCAAGGTTGCGACTGTTGTACTTACTGCCGCTGCGCTCTCGGCTGGTCTTGAACTGGTGGTGCGCATAACATAGTGATTGCAGATTAGTAGGGTCCAGCCCCATCTTACCATAATTCTCCAATGTCAGCGGTACGATATGGTCCACCACATTTGCAGGGGTTAACGCTCCAAGGCGTTTACATTCCACACACAGGGGATGTCTAGATAAGTGGGAGGCCCGTAAACGTTGCCACGCCGCTTTGTTATAAAAGCCGATTTTTGATACATCGGTATAACCTGCTGCCCTGCGCTTATCGCTACGGGCCTTTATCCACTTAAACGTCATCCCTTGGTCACCTCCATTTTTGGCTCCGTCTTCGGCTCTTGTGTCACCTCTGTGTTTTGCAACCTCTGCACAAGGTTAAGCACGTCGCTGGTGCTGGCTGGGATGTTGCCTGCCATCAGCATATTGATAGCATCACCCAAGTCTTTTTCCGATACAATTCTGTTCTTCATTTTCTTGTTTTTTTAGGTTTATAAATATTTGACTCCACCTGCTCCCGCATAATGGCCTGCAAGTAGTACGCTCTCCTTATTTCCGCTTTCTTGATGTTCGCCTTTACCTGGTCCTTAACCTTTCCCCACGGAACGAATGATGCCACGATAAGCAAGGCGGATGTAATGCCGTGCCAAACGACAAAAGCGGGGTACACTTCCACTACATCCGGAGCGACGGCGAGGAATACGACGAAGGCGAAAACGCTCAAAGCCTCAAAAACGCCAATTTTACTGTTTTTCCGCTTCATTTTGGTTCGTTTTTAGCAAATATACGTAATTTTTTCATTTTTCGCCCTCCTTGTGTTTTAAATAGTCTTCAATCACCTTGATAGCATGGTCAATCATTTCTCCAACCTCCTGCGGGTGTGGCTGGGGCAC